ACGAGAGCTACACCGTGGCCTCGTCAGTCATTCCCACGCGGACCGTGGACGGAGATGCCGTCAAGGTTCTCCAGCCCGGCACCGTGATGGCCAAGATCACGTCCGGCGCCCAATCTGGGAAGATTGGTCCATTCGAGGCCGGGGTGACCGACGGGCGTCAGACCGGGGCCAACATCGTTGGCCTTGCAAAGACCTTCCTCCCGTGGCAGCTCAATGAGCGCGACGTCGAGATCGGTGTCACCTACGAAGCCACTGCGGTGCAGTCGTGGTGCCTCGAAGTCAATGCCTCCGGCGTCTACATCGCCCTGACCGATACCACAGCAGACCTGATGCGGGGCACCAAAAACCTCGACATCATGTTCGCCTAACCCGAGGAGCAGCAATGGCTGATCTCACCACGGACCGTCTGGTCCGCAAAGAAGTAGCTCTCGGGCAAGTCCGGGAGATCCAGGCTCCAAGCAACTATCTGGCCGACTTGATCGCGCCGATGCAGACTGTGCAGAGCGACGACGTCATCTTCCAGTACATCACCCCCGAAGTTGAGGGTCTTGCCCCGGCACGCGCCGAGGATGCTGAGTCGGAGCTTGCTCGCAAGGACGACACGGTTGGCACCGGTCGTGCAAGCATCATCGACTGGGCCATCAAGGATCACTACTCCGCAAGTGACGTGACTCGCTATCGCGAGTTCCTGCGTCTTGCAGAGCTGAGCGCAGGTGGCAGCTTCCCGCTGACCGCCGGTGCGATGACAGAGGACTGGGCCTCCAAGCTGGCTCGTGACACGCTCCTGCGTCGTCGCAAGCTGGACAACCGACGTGAATCCCTCACGATGGACGGCCTTTTCGAAGGCGCTATCGCCTACAACGACGGCAAGATCGTCTTTGCGGTCGATTACCAGCGACCATCCGACCAACAGGACCAGGCGCCCACCAACGGCGTCTGGTCGTTGACCACGTCGAATCCAATCGGCGACATTGAAGTGATGAACCAGACCATGTACGACACTCACGGTGTCCGCATGACTCGGGCCATCGCTTCGCCGGAAGCAATCCGTTCGGTCCTCAATTCGGATCGCTTCGCTGCTCGCTCTGGCATGACCGGCGGAACCGGCGGCGCTCCTGTCGACCCCCGCTATCTCATCGACGGCTGGGGCGTGGAGGCCGCGATCGCAGTGATCGAGCGGGCAACCGGCGTCACCTTCATCCCGTACGACGCGGTTTACCGCACTCGTGCGTTGGGCGAGACCACCACTGTCGTCAACCGCTTTGCGAATGCCAAGAAGGTTGTCTTCCTCCCACCAGAGGAAGCCGTCAACGAGATCAGCGACCTTGGGTTCGCCAAGACCCTGACCAGCCCACACCCAGAGGGTAACTGGCAGTCTGGCTTCTACGAGTGGGAACGCTCCACGGTCGATCCGTGGGGCTACGACAAGGGGAACGGCGTCAAGATGTTCCCGGTCTTCCCGCACTTGGAATTCAGCTACGTCATGTCGGTCCTCACCTAATCCAATCTGGATTGAGAACGGACCCGACATTCGCCTTGAGGGGGTGGCTCCAATGGGGCCACCCCCTTCCAATTTCAACCGGAGAACCGAAATGCCTGAAAACTATGACGCAATGCTCAAAGCCGACCTCTTCGACTTGGCCGAGAAGCGTGGCCTTGAGCCGGGAGCAGAAGACCTCAAGGCCGAACTGGTCGACATCCTTGAAGCAGCAGACAAGAAGGAGACCGACCCCGCCGATGAGGAAGTCGAGGGCGGTACGCCGGTAGGCGAGGAAGTCAAGGGCGGTACGCCAGTAGGTGTTTCTGCCGATGACTACGGCACCCCGTCGAGTGTTCACCGCATGGTGATCGAGCCGTAACTCATGGCCTGGGCACAAGAAAGCAACATGCTTCTTGGCGACCTCGAAACTGGGCATCTCGATAAAACCCAGTACTTGGAATTCGCCGAGGACGAAATCAACTCCTTTCTCGGGGTGATGTACGTCCTTCCACTCCCGACCCTGAGTGCACACAACGCACTCACTCTGAAGGTGACGCAAGCGCGTTTGGCATCGGGCCGGCTGATTCTTGCGATGGCGCAAGGTGGCGAAGATCAAGAACTGCATGCCTATGGTCGACATCTCGTCGAGTTGGCCATGAACGACCTGCACCGGATAGGCAAGGACTACGACCTTTTCGACATCACCGGCAACTCGGTGGCCAAGATGGCCTCAACCGGTTCCTCTCGCGCTGCCACATCCTTCCAGCCCGACGCAGTGAACTCGATGTCGGCGTTCGACATCTACGAACGGAACACCTACAACGGCGGCTTCGACTCCTGGGCGCCCCAGGGATGAACGTCCGTTTCTTCGTCGACGCAGAATGGCCAATGGCCGACGTCACTCAGGTGACAAGACGCCTGTCCGGCGCCAGCCTGTCCGAGTTCATGATGAGAGAGGTCTCGCCCTTCTTGCGGAAGCGGGCCTCGATCCGGTTCGCAGTCGAAGGCGACCATGCGTCTGGGGCCTGGGATCCGTTGGGCTACATGTCGCAGAAGAACCGCATTCTCCTGGGCTTCGGAGCCGAGCATCCGATCAACGTTCGAACCGGGGATCTGCGGGACTGGGTTCTTGGCAACTACGGCGAGATCACAAAGGTGACGGAGGGCAGCACCGAGCTGACGTGGCCGGGTGAAACCAGTGGCGAGCTTGACGAAAAGTTCACCACGGCCCAGGTCGGCAAGGGCACTCCCCCAACTCAAGCGCGCCCGGTGGCCGCCGCCGACGAGCTTGACCTGGCCTGGATTCTCAGCGGCATTCAGGAATGGATTGGGATTGGAAGATGAGCACCAAGCCAACCGCCTACCCGGCCGTACTGGTCTGGGAGATCGCCGACTTCCTCAACGTCAACGTTGCCGAATTCAAGAAGGTTCTTCGTCGACCTCTTCGTCCCACCGACCCGAATCCCTGTGCTGGCGTGATGGCCTCCGACTGGACTCCCGGCGGAATGGCCATTGGCCAGCGACAGCCGCTCATCGGCACCTACAAAGCCCAGGTCCAGATCCTCTACAAGCACGCAAACGAAGAGGAAGGACTCGAGTATCACTCCGCACTCACAAAGCAGGTGAGGCGAATGCTGTACGAGAGCACGGACATCCCATTACGTTTGGCCGGGAATACCGAGGACTTGTTCGGGAACCGTGAACGCTTTCAGAGACTGCGTGTCGAAAGTCAGCGATTCATGGCAAACGAAGTCAAGGGACAATTCCTTTTCTTCTCGGTGACAGACCTTTCGGTCGAAACGGAGAACGCATGAACTACGACGAGTACCACGCCAAGCGGGCCGAGCAGCGAGCCGAGCGCAAGGCGTTGCGGGACAGCCAGAATGCAGAGGTCGACGAGATCCGCCGTCTCGACAATGAGGCGAACGAAGCTCGTCGACGTGAGGCCGGCGTGCCGGCTGGCCCTTCGGCTTCGGCCCCAAAGAAGGGGCCGAAGAAGTCAAAGCCAGCGCAAGAAGAAGAACAACCACACACCCCACCATCACCGGTCGAAGACTCGAGCGATGATGAATCCAACTCTGACGGAGGTCAGTAATCATGGGTTTCCAGTCACAGTCCGGCCAGGTCGGGTTCAAGACGCAGGCCGCAGCAGGCACATTCCTCAATCCAGGCGCAGCCTCTCCAAACGACGGCGTGTTCATGCAGCTTCGCGGTGGTGCCCTCGGCGCCGATCGCGAACTGATCATTCCTGATGCAGAGATCGGCGGCGGTCGCGACATCACAGCTTCCGTCCTCGGGCCTGTCGCATACAGCGGCGAGTACGAGTTCTACGGCCGCATGGAGTCAATCGCCACGATCATCAACGCCGCCTTCGGGACGACCTCCAGCACCGGGACCGGCACCACCTACGGCACCGATCTTGTTGGCGTCCACGTCATCACCCCGGTCGACTCCTCCAACCTCCCGTGGCTGTCCATTGAAGAGTCGATCGCTGACGGCCTCGAATCCTTCCAATACACCGACGCTCGCGTGAACAGCTTCAGCCTCGAGTGTGAACCCGACGGCTACCTCATGGGCACCGTGGGACTCATCGCCCTCACGCAGGTTGCGGGCATCACGAAAACTTCCGCACCGGAGTGGGACACGACCCCGCTGCTTGTCGGCACCAGCATGACGGTGACCATCGGCGGCTTGACCAGCTACATCGTTCGCGACTTCTCGATGGACTTCACCAACAACATCGAAGACGACGTGTTCTCCCTCGGCCGCCTGACCCTTCAGGATCTGACCGCGAAGCGACGGGAGCTGACCACCAGCTTCACGATTCGTCCCACCAACATCGACCTCTGGCGCGAATCGGTGTACGGCTCGTCCTCCGCCACCGGCCCGTTGTCGGGTGCCGCCGCGCAGAAGGACGTGAACATCAACATCACTTCGTTCGAGAACATTGGCACCGGTGTCACCACGAAGTTCGAACTCGACATCGACATTCCGTTTGCCAACATCCAGCCTTTCGCTCTCGAGCCGAATGGTGACGACGTCATCGAGTACAGCATCGAAATGCAGGCGATTCGTCCGACCACTGGCACTCCGATTTGCACGATCACCGTCACGAACGGGTTCGACGAAATCAAGTAAGAGAGGTCACAATTCGTAGACCTATCATCCAAAGCTGAGGTGCAATGCAAGCAGGCACCCGGCACACAAAGGCCGGGGAACTCACACTTCCCCGGTCTTTGCCGTTCCTACAACAAACACACGAGCACTGGAGGCTCACAATATGTCTGACGACATTCGGGAAGTTCAAGAAGCACACTCGGCAATCCCTTCACAGGCGGACTACTTCGGCGTCGATGAGGTTCATCGGTTCATGCTCCCCGACCGCGAGTCCTGGGTCGAGCACAAGACCATGACTGAAGGCGATCGACGGAAGTTCTTGAAGCAGACGAACAAGAACGTGAAGCTCGACAAGAGGGGCGAGGCCACCATCCAGGTCGCTCCCGGCGAAGAACGTGCCGCGCTCATCACCGCTGCGCTGTGTGGGTGGAACCTCAAGAGCAATGGGATCGACGTGGCCTTTGCCGTGTCGTCCGTCAACCGATTCCTCGAACAGGCCAACCCAAAGATCGTGGACCTGATCGAAAAAGACATTCGCACCCACAACCCGTGGCTGATGAACGAAATGACCGTCGAGGGAATTGACGAAGAGATGGATCGTCTTGTTGAACTCCGAGCTGAGATTGTTGAACAGGAAGCGGGAAACGCCACTTCCTGAACTCGGCTCGGCTCTTTGCCAAGGGAAACCCTGTCCCGAACCCACCAGAGTCAATGCGGGTGTTCGTTGTCTGCCAATCAATGAAGTGGGCGCACCTTCCACTGCCCGGCGGGCTGTACGACCAGCACCCCAAGTTGATTGATCAGTTCCAAATTCTCTGGCAGGAAATGGCGAAAGAAGAAAAAGCCAAGCAGGACAGGCAAAAACGCAGCAAGGGGAAGAGATGAACTCACAGCTCAGAATCCAAGTCATCGCCGAGGCGCGAACAGCGCTTGTTCAGCTTCAGGCGGTTCGGACTGAGCTGGCAATGCTTCGCAAGGCCCAAGCAGGACAGGCGGCTGGTGCTGCTGCCGGTGCTGCTGGGCTGGGGCGAAGCACCGCAGCCATGAGGAAAAACTCTCAAGCGGTTGCTGCAAACGCTTCAATGATGAGCAGGTACGCCAACTCGTCTTCCGCCGCTGCGGCAAGTCAGGCCGGGCTCGGCAGGTCTATGGGCAGGGTCGGGTCTGGGCTGTCGATCGCCAACAGAGGCCTCAGAATTGCCTCTGAGGGATTGGTCAACTGGGGCAAGAATTTGCAGTGGGCCGGCCGCCAGCTTGAGTTCCGTTTCACCCTGCCACTGTTGGCCTTGGGTGCTGCTGGCACCTTGTTCGCGAAGACCTTCGAGGAGTCGATGGTTCGCGTCCGCAAGGTCTACGGCGACGTCAGCATGAGCGCTGCCCAGGTGACGGAAGAGGTGAAGAAGCTGGAAGGCGGTTTCATCTCTTTGTCGAACATCTACGGAATGCACGCAGAGAAAGTCGCAGACGTTGCGGGCTTCTACGCGCAGGCCGGCGCCGAGGGTGCGGCTTTGCTGAAAGTCACCGAGGTCACGATCCAGGCAATGATTCTTGGCAACCTCAGTCTTGAGGAATCCACCAAGGGCATGATCACGATTATGGACGCCTACAGCCTCTCGGTGGCTGACTTGTCCGATGCTCTTGCAATGTTGAACGTGGTCGAGAACGAGACCCCTTCCAACATGCAGGATCTCATCGAGG